GGTCACCTCCCTTTCATGATTGACGGCGGCAATCGGCTGTCGTGGATGGTGCTGGCAGGACTGTATTTTATTATATTTTTGAAAGAAGGTGAGCCTGAGTGACAAAAAAACAGAAGAGATTTGTGGAAGAGTATCTGATTGACCTGAATGCTACCCAGGCCGCCATAAGAGCCGGATACAAGGCGAAAAATGGTCAGAGAGCTTCTGAGATCGGACATGAATTACTCCAGAAAACCCAAGTTTCAGAAGCAATCTCAGAGGCAATCGCAGAAAGATCCAAAAGAACCGGAATAAATGCTGACCGTGTTCTTCTGGAGCTGGCCAGAATTGCATTTGTAAATGCAGATGATGTAATCAATGCAAAAGACGCAACACTAAAAGAAGATGCTTCCAGGGACGATCTGGCAGCTATACAGTCCGTGAAAGTAAAATCTTTTGGAGAAGATGGCGTGGAAAGAGAAATCAAGCTTGCAGACAAACTGAAAGCCCTGGATATGCTTGGACGCCATTTGGCAATGTGGAATGACAAGCTTCAGCTCAGCGGTATGGAAGAAGAAAAATCAAAACTGGACAGCTTGATCAAGCAGATCAGCGGAGGCGGATAATGAGCAGCATGGATCTCGTGCTGTCTGAAAAATACAAAGCGTTTTTGAAATGCCAGACACCGGTGGAGTTCCTGGAAGGTACCACGGCAGCAGGAAAGACTACAGTAGGAATTTTTAAGTTCATGTTGAAGGTAGCCCAGAGTCCGAAAAAGCTTCATATCCTGGCAGCAGACGACACAGGAACAGCAGAGAAAAACATTATTAACAAAGACCTTGGAATCCTGGACGATTTCGGAAGCCTGGTAGAGTACAACGGATCCGGCACCAAGGATGATAAGATCCCGCATATTCTTTTTCATACTTCATCCGGGGACAAAACCATATACGTTTTGGGATATGGAAACAAGAAGAAATGGAAGAAAGCCCTTGGCGGTCAGTATGGATGCCTGTACATCGATGAGATCAACACGGCAGATATTGACTTTGTCCGTGAAGCTTCCATGCGCTGTGATTATCTCATGGCAACCTTAAACCCGGATGATCCGAGCCTGGATGTGTATAAAGAGTATATCAACTGCAGCCGCCCGCTTCCTGAATGGGAAGAGGACACGCCACAGGAGATTAAAGACGAATTAAAGGAAGAACCAAAGGCAGGCTGGGTTCACTGGTTCTTTTCTTTTGACGATAACGCCGGACTTCCGGAAGAAAAGAAAGACCAGATCATCCGGAATACCCCGAAAGGAACCAAGATCTACAAGAACAAGATCTTAGGCCTCAGAGGAAAAGCAACAGGCCTTGTGTTCAGCATCTTCCTGCGCCAGCGGCATGTCCGCACAAAGGAATGGGCAAAACAATTTGTACAAAGACCGGGAGAACCAAAGAAACACGAAATTTTCATGTGGTTTTCGGCAGCAGTCGATACCTCATACTCCCAGAAATCCCCGGACACAATTGCTTTTTCCTATCTTGGGATTACAAACAAAGGAAAATGCATCGTTCTGGATGAAAAAGTTTACAGCAATGCAGAACTGGACATCCCCCTGGCTCCTTCAGATACAGTAAAGAATTTGATTGATTTCCTTGACCGCAACAAGAAGGAGTGGGGACTTGCACGAAACGTATTCCTGGACAGCGCCGATCAGGCAACCATGCAGGAATGGAACAAGTATAAGCGAAGAAATGGCTGCATTTATACACTTAACGATGCATGGAAGAAGATGGAGATTATCGATCGTATCAATGCGCAGCTTGGATGGATGGCATTTGATGACCAGACAGGCATTGAGCCATGTTTTTATGTACTCGATACCTGTTCGACTTACATTCATGAGATGGAAACATACAGTTGGAAAGAAGATAAAGACAATACACCAGAAGATGGGCATGACCATATGGTTAACTCTGTGCAATACGCATGGATCCCATACCAGGGCAAGATTTACAAGAGGTGATAATTATGAACTGGCTTCAGAATTTTATTGCACGGCTATTCCGGATAGAACCTGCAAGAGACAGGGTGATTACAATCAGAGAAGCTCATACCTTCCGTGAGAACGTGATCCAGAACAAGCTGTGGTATCTGGGAGATGGAGTTACCCTGGAACAGTACTTTAAAAAGACTGCAAAATGGGATGTGGAGAAAGCCCGCTTCTGGGCAGCCACAGCGCAGGGAAATGTAAGAAAGATACACAGCGGAATTGTTGGAACTGTAGTAGACAGATATAAAGACATTGTGCTGGCTGATCTGGACGCTGTTGATTTTGGCGAGAATATGGACATTCTGGAAGAAAGATGGAATGAAATCTTTGAGGGGAGTAAGCTGAACGATGTGATTGGAGATGCTATCGTTGGAGCGTTATCTTCCGGAGATGGAGCCTTTAAGATCACGGCGGATGAGTGCAGCCCTTACCCTATTGTGGAATTTTACGATGCAGAGGATGTGGAATATGTATATATCCATTCGACGCTGCGGGAAATCAAGTTCTACACAACCTACAGAAATCGGAACAAAGATTACAGGCTGCAGGAAACCTATGGATATGGCTATGTAAGATACAAGCTTTACGATGATGCCGGAAAAGAAGCCCCATTACAGTTTCTTCCGGAAACAGCCCATTTGATTGATTTTGGATTCGATGAAAGCCTGATTTTGGCGGTGCCACTTAAAATTCTTACATCCACCAGATATAAGAACAGAGGAAAAGCCCTTTTTGAAGGAAAGACAGATGTGCTGGATGGACTGGATGAAACGATCAGTCAGTGGATGGACGCAATCAGAATGGGCAGGATCAAGCGTTATATTCCGCAAAATCTGATTCCGAGGGATGAGGAAACCGGGGAGCTGCTTCCGGCTAATCCATTTGACAATGACTTTATTGCCATTGGGGACGATATGGGAGAGAATGCCAGCCACCAGGTGGAAATCTCACAGCCTCAGATATCCTACGAAGCTTACGTAAACAGCTACGCCAATTTCCTTGATATGGCCCTTCAGGGAATCATATCACCATCCACACTGGGAATTGATCTGAAGAAAACAGATAATGCAGAATCACAGAGGGAGAAAGAAAAGGTTACCCTTCATGTGAGAGGGAAGATAGTAGACGCTTTGAACAGTACATTGCCGGAACTGTTCAAGACAATCCTGCAGTGTGACGATATTATGAACGGGAACAATCCGGGAGAGTATGAAATATCCGTGAAGTTTGGAGAGTATGCATCCCCAGACTTTGGAACAACTGTGGAAACTGTAGGAAAAGCTAAACAGTACGGAGTTATGAGCCTTGAAACTTCTGTGGATCAGCTGTACGGAGATACCTGGACAGATGAGGAAAAGGAAGCAGAAGTAGAACGTCTGAAACTGGAACAGGGAGTGCAGGATCTGGAAGAGCCGGGGCTTACCATGAAAGCAGGAGAATTTGAAACAAGTCTGGAAGAAGGTGAGAATGATGAAGGTAAAAGTAGGACCACGGATCTACAGGATGAACCGAAAGGAGTACCAGGAGTTTCTGGAAGTAGCAAAAGAGCAGGTACCGATGGGCGTGTACGCTCTGGAAAAGAATGATTATGCTGAGCTTAGAAATGATGCCTGTACCAGCAAAACAAAGCTGAAAGACATGATCCGAATATTCAAAAGCCAGGGCTTTAAGGTATATGCAAACGGGAGGTAACCGCATATGCAGAAGCTTAACACCGTCTACGACATTGGAGCTGTCTTTGAAGCCATAGAAAATGAGCTTATATCTTCCATGATCCGTAATATGCGCCGGCACAAGCTGGAAGAGATCGATGAAGATAAACAATGGGCTATGTGGCAGGCACTGCAGCTGAAATCCCTGGAAAAGTACAAGAAGGACAACCAGAAGAAGCATGGCAAGCAGTTCAAGGATATCAATGCGCAGATCAAAACACTGATAACCATGTCCAGATCTGAAGGCGAGATGGCACAGGAGATTGCGATCCTGGAAGCTATCAGAAATGGTTTTCCTGCCAAACGTATTGCCAAGGGGGCAGCTGCTGAATTTTTCAAGTTGAATGACAGAAAACTGGAAGCGTTAATCAAAGCAACCATGGATGATATGGAACAGGCGGAAATTGCTGTCCTTCGAATGGCAAATGACCAGTACCGTAAAGTGATTTACAATGCCCAGGTATACGCGAACACCGGAGCCGGCACCTATGAGAAAGCTGTGGATATGGCTACAGAGGATTTTGTAAAGGCTGGCTTGAATTGTGTGCAGTATGCAAACGGCGCAAGGCATACACTTGCTGATTATGCGGATATGGCAATCAGAACAGCCAGCAAAAGGGCATACCTGCAAGGAGAAGGTCAGAAGCGCCAGGAATGGGGAATATCTACAGTGATTATGAATAAGCGCGGAAATCCCTGTCCGAAATGCTTGCCTTTTGTGGGAAAGGTGCTGATTGATGATGTGTGGAGCAATGGTCCGAAAGACGGAAAGTCACCGGTTACCGGAATCAAATATCCACTTATGAGCAGTGCCATAGCTGCAGGTCTGTACCATCCGCGCTGCAAAGATAGTCACACTACATATTTCGAAGGCATCAGCACCCCGCAAGAGAAGAGCAGGTATACCAAAGCGGAGTTGAATGAACTGGTACGGAAGCAGGAACAGGAAAACCGGCAGCAGTATGCCAGAAGACAGGAAAAGAAGTTTGGTAGGCTGGCAGAATTTTCTCTGGATCCGGAGAACAAAAAGAAGTATGAGCAGAAACAAAAAGAGTGGAAATCCGTTGCAAATGATGCGGACTCTGCTATAATGATATCAGGAGCCAGAATCACAGATATATTCAGTGAAGAGGCAGAAAACTTTGCAGAGATGTACTACAAAGAGGTCAGGAGTTTTTCTACTGATGCAAAGAAGATTGCTGAAAATCTAGGAAAAGAAGAATCTGATATAGTAAAGATAAAGGCATATCTGTTTGAAGATGAATCGTTGTTTGATCCGGATTTAAAGACATACCGCAGATTTGATCCCGATTGCGCCATAGCTCAGAGCTGGCAACGGCTTATGACAGGGAAAGACATTAAACAGCATGACCGCACTTTGATAGAGCATGAGCTTCTTGAAATGAAAATAAAAAGAGAAAATCCTGATATGGAGCACTGGAAAGCACATGAGCTTGCCACTGAAAAATTTGATTACCCGAAGGAGGCGTTAGAATATTATGGTAATCTTGAAAAACATAAAAAAGACAAATAATATGATTTCTGCCGACTATTACCCAGAGGGGAAAGAACCCAAAGGTTTTATGAGAATTGAGGATGGAAAAGTTACAGAACATGAAAATGCAAGTTCTTTCGCAGCACCGCATGTTCGGAATGAACTGAAACGTTTGGCGAAAATGGAGAACCCACCAACAGAGAAAACGGTTTTATGGTACTAAATACCACCAGTCAGAAACGGCTAGTGGTATTTTTATACTCAAAAATATCAATACAGTTATAAAAACAATGATAGCACGCCATAAGACGTGTTATTTTTGTGCTTATTTTTAAGAAAGAGAGGATGAAGAAAATGAAAAGAAGAGCAACCAAAAGAATTGTAGTATTAATGGCACTGGTAATCCTGACATGTTTTTGTGCTACTGGCTGTACAGAAGCTGACCAGGTGAGTGCGAATATTTCACAGGAGGCAGATAACTTCAACGTAACTAGAAAACTTACTGTTTTGAATGCCAGAACAGATACAATCCTGTTGGAATTGACTGGAACATTTGCACTGAAGAATAACTCTTCAAGAGAACTGGAAGTAATTATTGAGACCGCAGAAGGAAAGTACCAGAAAGACTATGTTTATTTGAATGACTATACCATGTATGTAGTTGAAGACATTTCTGGATCGGATGTGGATAAGTACCATTATGAGATTAATTTCCTTCCGCAGTGGGGACTTAAAGTCACACACAATGATTAAATTTGCGCCGGCACAAATAGGGGGGAAAGACAATGAAAACTGTAGTAATTGAAGGTAAGGATCTGCTGTTCACACTTTTTAAACTTGCATTTTATATTTGGATAGAGATGTGGAATGTGAGAATTTTGCTGGTAGCAGTTAAGATGGTGATTGCTGTAGGTGGATATTCAACTTATTTGGCGGTAATTTTAGTTTCAGCTTATGGGATTTGTTCTGCTTACAGAGGGTTAAAAAAGACAGTTGCTAAAACAATAAGGAGGTGGTTATTTGAAGGTGATAGTGCAGCATAATTTCCGCGACAAAGAAAATGCTCTGGTTCTTCGTACAGCCGGGGAAGAACTGGAAGTGTCCCGGAAAAGAGCAGAGCATCTTGCAAATCTGCAGTTGGTAAAGACCGTTGAAGATCAGAAAGGCGGTGATCCAAAATCTCCCAGTAAGGCTGAGGGTTAGAAGCCTTATTTTTATGCCCGGAATGGCGTGAAACTACCAGAAAGGAGAAAGACATGACACAGGAACAGTTTGAGGCTCTGGGTATTGAAAAGAGCCTTGCAAAAAAAGCAGCAGATGAATCCAAGAAAGAACTGGAAGGATATGTTGCCAAAGAAACCTATGACACAACCGAACAGCAGCGAAAGCAGCTGGAAACAACAGTGAATGATTATAAAACCCAGTTGGATACTTTAAAGACATCAGCAGGGGATAATGAAGCACTGAAACAGCAGATTGCAGATCTTCAGGAACAGAACCGCCAGAAAGACACAGAACACCAGAATGAGCTGAAGGCTCTTAAGCTTACCAATGCGATTAAAATGGCTATTTCTTCTACTGCACAGGATAGCGATCTGGTTGCCGGCCTGGTGGATCGTAATAAGCTGATTCTTGGGGAAGATGGAAAAGTGACCGGGCTGGAAGAACAGGTGAAAGCTTTAAAAGAAAGCAAACCATTCCTGTTTAAACAGGAACAGCAGACAGGAAAGGGAAAGAAAGGATTCTTCCCGCTGGGAGCGCCAAAAGCTGAGCCAGGAGGCGAAGAAGGCCATGTGTCAATGAAGGAAGCGATTGCGGCAAAATTGAACTTGGGTTCAGAAGGGAAAGGTGAATAATTATGGCAATTACATTAGAAGAAGCTAAGAAAAACGTCCAGGATGATCTGCAGATGGGCGTTATTGATGAATTTCAGAAATCAAATTATATCTTGGAACACATTCCATTTGACGATGCAGTATCTCCTACCGGTGGAGGGGCTACACCAAGCTACAGCTACACACGATTGAAAACACAGCCGACAGCTGCATTTCGTGAGATCAATAAAGAATATGCACCATCTGAGGTAACCAAGGAACGCCACACGGTTGAAATCAAAGTGTTTGGTGGAGCTTATGAGATTGACCGAGTTATTGCGAATATGGGCGGTATCGTAAGCGAAGTGGAGCTGCAGCAGGCACAGAAGATCAAAGCAGCTCAGGCACTTTTCAATGATACCTTTATCAATGGTGATACAGGGGTTGATTCCAAATGCTTTGACGGACTGGATAAGGCACTTACAGGAAGCTCTACGGAATACAATGCAGATGGAGTGATCGATCTGTCCACTTCCGAGCTGGTTACCAAAAACTATCAGTACTTCCTGGATATGCTGGATGAGTTCCTTGGCGGTCTGGATGGTACTCCCACATTCATTGGAGGAAACAACAAACTGATTTCTAAACTGAGAGCTTGCGCGAGACGTGCCAGCATGTATCAGGTAACAAAGGATAACTGGGGAAATCAGGTAGAGAGCTATGGCGGCATTCCTTTTGTTGACCTGAAGACCAAACCGGGTACGAATGATGAAGTAGTACCGATTGAATCCTCAGATGGAAAAACATCCCTGTATGTTGCCAGACTTGCAATGGATGGACTCCATGCAGTGTCTTTCGCAGGAGTAGCACCTGTACAGACCTGGCTCCCGGACTTTTCAACTGCTGGAGCAGTGAAGAAAGGTGAGGTTGAAATGAACGCAGCTATTGCACTGAAGACTTCCAAGGCGGCAGGTGTATTCAGGGGAATCAAAGTAAAATAGGAGGCGAAGAATGAAGATCAAAAGTCCAAATAAAGATTACACAGGTGTTTCCGCTTCTGTTCCTTTCTGTAACGGCGTAGGAGAAACAGAAGATCCTTATCTGATCCAGTGGTTCAAAGACCATGGATACGAGGTAGAAGAAACTCCGGAGAAAGCTTCTAAAGAAGCAGTAGAGAAAGAGGAAAAGCCTGCAAAAGAAAAGAACACTTCGAAATGAGGTGAGCGGTTATGAGCTACGAACCATATGCAACCCCAGAATACTATACGGATACTTACGGCGGAACCCTGATTTTAGAAAATGACATTGAGAGAGCTCTGCAGATTGCGTCTCGGCACATTGATTCCCTGACCTACAACCGGATTGTAGGTCGGGGATTTTCCAGCCTGACACAGTTTCAGCGGGATATCATTCAGGATGTTGTCTGCCAGCAGGCAGACTTTGAAACCGAGAATGCGGACGAGATCAATTCTATACTTTCAAGCTACAGCATCAATGGTGTATCCGCCCAGTTTGGCAGCAGCTGGAACGTATTCACAGACAAAGGTGTGGCGATGAAAAGAGATCTGTATGCACTGTTGTGTCAGACAGGGCTGTGCTGCAGATTAGCGAGGTGAGCTATGAAATATCCATGTTTAGTACCCAAAAGGCTTTGCAGGACGGATATCAGCTTAGTGATGGAGCAGGAAGGACGGAATAAATATGGGGAACCTCTTCCATGTTTTGAATATTCCGGGAAATGCAATTACCAGGACAAAGCAAAGACGATCTTCACAGCTGACAAGAAAATGGTTCAGATTACCGGATCCGTATTATTCCCGGGAGATATCTGCCCAGAGCTTCCGGTAATATCTGGCGGTACAGCAACCATATTTGGTGTCAAGAGAAAGATCCAGGAAGCCAGGAAAGCCAGAAATCCGGACGGTACCATAAATTACACGGAGGTGCTTCTGATATGATCAAGGTCAATTCGACTGTTAAACTTAACTTTCCGAAGATCAATCAGCTGACACGGGCACAGGTGGCAGCCCTGGAGCAGACTGCAGAAGATTTACATACAGAAGTTGAGCAGGCACAGGTGTTTCCAAGAGATACCGGTGCTTTGCAGAATGAGAGTACTTTTGTAGATACCTCTGAAAGCAGTCACGGAAAAGTAAGTATCATATCCAGTACACCATATGCAAGACGCCTGTATTTCCATCCAGAATTTCATTTTAAGAAGGATAAAAACCCGAATGCAAAAGGCAAATGGTATGAAGACTGGCTTCCAGGTGGGAAAAATGCTGACCTTGCAGTGGAAGCATTCAAAGAAAACTACAGGAGGCTGGCTGGTTTATGACGTTATCGGATATCAGAGATTATATTGAGACACTCACACAGGGGGCTGTGTATATTGGTCCAATTCCGGATAAACCGGAAAAAATAGTTGGGGTTTATAACAGTAAACACCAGCACGAATACAAGGTGGCAATCGGAGGCCCTCAGCTGGAATCCTATGGCACGAAATACGTCACTTTACTAGTACACTGGAATAAATCCCAGCGCGAGACCGAAAAAGCCGGAAAAGCCTTATTTGAAGCTGTCAGAGCCACCAGAAATGCAACTGTAAACCATGAAACTATTAAATTTGTCCTGCCAGTCTATGATCTTCAGGATATAGGCGTAGATGATTCCGGTATCTATGAGATGGTTATAGAACTGGCTGTGATTTTTGAAAAGAAAGGAAATAAGGATGAAGAATAAAATTGTGATGAACCTTCAGCTGTTCGCAGGTTCCAAGTCTGGCGTATATCCATGCTACGAGAACCAGTTCCAGATAGACACAGCATCAGGCGGCACTGCTTCACTGAAAAATATTGCAGACTGTGTAACCTTTTCCGTATCTTTTGACAATGGAGTGGAAGAGTGGAACCCATTTGACACAGAAGGATGGACCAGACGTTTAATGACATCCAAGAGTATTACAATTTCAGTAACTGCAAAACGTAATGTCGGGGATGCCGGAAATGATTTTGTTGCAGGACTGGCATGGAAGAACGGAAGAAATGCGGAAGCTGATACGCAGTGGACTTTCCCGGATGGTACTGTTGTGAAGTTTACAAAATCAGTTATCAATGTGAAGAATGTTGGATCCGGAGATTCCACAGCTGTAGCACCTCTTGAATTCGATATCATGAGCAATGGAAAACCGGAGATTACACCAGCCGCATAGTAAATACGGCTTTTAGCAAGAAAAAGGAGAAAACAAATGGCAAAATGTATTGATATTACAGAGAAATTAAGCTTTGATAAAAATCCTGCCCTGATTATCAAGGGCAGAAAATTCATAGTAAATGCAGATGCGGGCACTATGCTTGAAATCATGGGATTGTTTAAAGAAGGCTCTTCTGATACAGAAACGACAGTTGCGGCCTATGAAAAACTGTTCAGCGAAAAAGACCGTAATGAGATTAAAAAAA